GGGGACCTCGTTTGAGATCCCCTTCGGTTACAGGAACTTTTGGGTATGGTACGCCCAGTTATCTTTGTTCCTTATTTTTTACAGATACACTCTGCTACAGGACAATCTGCTACGTTAACAATTAATTTTGAAACCAACCAGTTCCACTTGCACATTAACTTACACCAGCAAGTCTGCATCCATAATCCTAGTTTTACTAATAATTTTCCCATTATTTATTTTATATTTATTTAGATAATAGCTTACCGGCTTTAATAGCTTTATTAATCGCTTCATGTTTTTTAATAGCTTTACCTCCTCTTTTGCCTCCTCTAGCTATTTCTTTTGCAGTAGAGAATCTATTGTAATCCATCATGCTATTAGGGTCTGCAGGTATTTTTATGTCAGGCATACCATCTTCAGAGTTGTCTTGCATATATCCTTCTTTTTTACGCTTTACATAGATCTTGTACTCGTCTCTGTATTGCTCAGGGTCATTAAGATCAACTGTCTTAGTTTTATTTACTTTTTGTAAATTATCAAACTCCTTTTTAAAAGGATCTATTTTATTTTTTTTGCAAGGAGATCCTATATATTTTTTATAAAGTCCTGATTTCATATTATTTTTTTTCTTTATGTTTATTACAAAAGTTTTTAGCAGCTTCTTTGCTACCAAAACCCCATTTCTTTAATGCCATTTTTAATTTAGTTGGTTCTCCTTTAGCATTTTTCAAAGCGCCAGCCATGCCACCAAATCTACAAGCAAATGAAACTCTACGTTTACCCGTGCCAGACGTTTGTCTATCACCTAGTGTTTTACCAGTTTCTTTTTTATGCTTTGACCGCATTTTTCTATTCTGCTTTTCATAAGCAGCTTCTTTTATTTTAAGTGGTGAATTCATATTAATATGTCCAAATTACGTTTTGTGATTTATTATTATCGATGTCTACGTGTATAAATGTACCCGCTACACCTAATCTTTTAAAGCCTACTTTTAACAAAGCTTTTATCATATCAAATCTATCTCTAGATTCTGAGCAAGCTATATCAGCCGCTAAGCCTTTTAAATGAGATGATGACTCAACACCACCTACTTTTTTGTTGTGAGTTTTAGTTCTAAAACCGCTGGTTATTCTCATAGGTTTGCCATATATTTTACGAGCAGCATCAAGCATGCTTAGTATTTCTTGGCTCATATTGCATCCACTACCTAGTTCATCAGGTGAGTCAAACTCTTCTAGCTTAAAATACCTCAATCTTCTTCTTCTTTTTTAATATTAACCCACTTAGAAATAGTATAACCTATAGTTATTAGTAGTAATATAATTTTTAAACCGTCTTCTATATGTGTAAAGGTTGTAACACCTAACGTTCCTGCGCTCATAGCGTATAGCTTGATATCTGATAAACTCATTTTATTCTCCACATTTTTTAGACGGATCAGCAACTTGTCTCCAGTCTTGTTTAACCCAGTCTTTTAAATTTTTACTACTAGTACCTTTAACATTGCTACTACTAGATCTTACTCTTTTTCCATCAGCTGCAGCAGCTTGCTTAGCGTTAATAACCTTTTGTCTTTCTTCTTGACTCATGCTAGCTATTTTAGCTTTAGGTAAACACACTTTGGTAGTACCACCGCCTTTAGCTTTTGTTTTCTTAACAGGTGAAGATTTACGACAACTTCCTTTAGCATTTTTTTTAGTGCCTGGAACTCTTTCGTAACCATCCCAACAATCTAAAGGCGATTCTCTTCTTTTCTCTGCGCTAGCCAAGCTAGTATCATTACCTGATCCTCTACCTGCCGCAGCCGCTGTTCTGCTTCGCATCTTATTCCAGGGCTGAGTGTGCATTACATTAGACCAGCAGTGTCCTAAAGGCGAATCTGTTTTTTGTTTATAAGCCATTAGCACTTACCTTTTTTTTGTTGCTTTGAAGCCCACATATTAGCGTACGCACTAGGGTATACTTTAAATTTTTTCTTTGCTGCTGCTTTGCAAGATGCTGTTAGTTTTCTGTATAATGCTGATGCCATAGTTTATTTATTTATCCATTAATTCTAAAATCTTTTCAACTCTGTTTTTCTCGTATCTAAGATCTCTTATTTCTTTTTTAGTAAGTCCAAACTTAGTTAATGTTTTAACTTGATCTGGTTTGTTTTCTGATTTAATAGAATCAAATTGTCTTCTTAGTTTTTGTTCTGCAGTTTCTGTTTTAGGTTTAGGTTTAGGTTTTGTTTCAGGCGTAGATTCAGTTTTTACTTCTGTAGGTTTTTCTTTAGCTTTGTTTTGCAGTTCAATTATTTTTTTAACTCTATTATCTTCTTTACCTAAAGCTTTTATTTCTTTTTTATTAAGACCTAAATCTAAAAGCATATCTATTTGATCTTTAGTTTTAGTATCTTTTTTCATTGTGTCAAGCTCACGCTGTTTAATCTCTTCAGGCGTTGGATCTGCTTTTGCATCCCAGCCTCCGTAATAAGGAAGACCCACGTCATATGTAGAGTAGCCAGCCGCTAATGCTATTTTCTGCCACTCAGCTGTTTGTTCGCTTAGTATACCTCTTATGTTGTTAACTTTTTTAACAACACGATCTAAAGGCACGTTTGTAAATGCAGTAAATATTTGTGATCCCGCTAAGTAAGCTGGGTTGTCTAAGCTAAAGCCTTTTTCTTTAATCTCCTTCATGTTCCAGCTAAAGCTTTTTAAACCACCTACTATTTTTCTATACTTAGAGCTAATAGCTGGAGAAAAACTTAAAGCTTCTATAGCTGCTTTTTCATACTCAGGTCTCTTTTTGCCAGACTCTTCAATTATTTTTAGCACTGTATTTTTAGCAGAAACCATAGCTGCCCCAGCAATACCTAAACCTTTTAACTGAGAATCTATCATACCGTTAGCAACTCTAGTTATTTTTTGTTCATTTCTTGCTTTTAACTTAGGATCTTTTTCATCTTCATCACTACCAAAACCTATAGCAAATAAAGCCTGCTGCAGTGAGTTAAATATTAAATTCTGTATAGCACCGTAATAAGCTATTTTAGATATATGCTCTTTAGCGTCACCACGACCTGCTATTAAATCTTGTGCAGCTCTTTTTTGTATTCTAACATACTGCATTGGTGTGTTAGCCCAGTTAAGTATAATACGACCAGCGCCAGAAGCTTGCTGCATACTAATTTTAGAAGCGTCACTAGACTGCTGACTTTCTTCCGCAACGTCTTTAAAATCTTCAAAAGCTTTTTCTTCTGCAAGTTTTTGATCCATACCTTCTTTAACATACTTCTTAATTCTGTTTCTATAAAAAGTAGAACCACCAGAAGCTATAGCAAAACTATCTGCGTATCTAGTAAACACAAAACCTTTACTAAGTAAATAAGATATAGCTGCATTTACTTTGTTCTTAGAATCTTTAACAGCATCTGCTATTTCAGATTCACTTACGTTAATCTTTAGACCATTACGACGCTGTACTAAGTAGTCAGAGTTCATTAGCTTCATGAAGTCTCCCCAAAATTGTTTCTGGTTTGCAAAAGCTTTACCTGCCGCTATAGGATTATTATCACCCCAATTTAAAAAGTTTACAGATGATATAGTTTGAAGCAGCGCAGACCTAGTATTTAAAAACATTACAGCACCAACAGAGTTGTTTGTCCAGTCTAATACTTTATTAGTTATTTCACTGCCACCAATCGGTCTATTACTACCTGACTTCATTCTACGAAGAGTATCTTCTAAAGCTTTACGCCATCGAGTACCGTAAGCAGCCTCCATTTTATTTAAGTTATTAAGTGAAAATATAATATCTACATTTTCTCTAAAAGTCTTTTGGTATTCTGCTCTGTTGATTTTGTTTATACCACCTATAATATCTGTGGTTAAATTACCAGCTAACCAGTTCTTACCAGGCTCAGGATACATTTTACCTTTTTGACTTACTATAAGTTGATCTGCAAATGTTTGAAGCTCTGCGCTATCAGTAACAAACTTATTTAATTTAGCTACATCAGCTTTTGATAGACCAGGTATTGACATATTTTGTTTAGTCCACATGTAAGTTCTAAGAGCATGTTGGTATGTAAATTTACCTACGCCAGTTTCTTTTTTAAGTGTAGTAGGTATAGTCTTATACATAGACTTCAGTGCCATAAAATCATTAGCAGCAGATATCTTAGCCTGTATAGCAGAGTCTTCTGCTCTGTTATAAGGATCAATAAGGTTTGTTTTAAGAAACTGAAAGTGCGCTTCACCTTGTTTTCCTTTACCTATCATTTTATACAATAATCCTTTAAAGTCTTCAGCAGATGAAGCCATTGTAAGCCAATCAAACCTACCTTTGTTTTCGCCTAATGTTTTAGCTTTAGCAGCAGAAAAAGTTTTAAAAGTTTCAATACCACTACTAGCCTCTATCATTTCATTAGTTATAGTACTAAAAGTCTTAGCTTTGCTGAATTTAGCTTGTTGTACTTTACTTTTAACATCTGCTTGATCTAATACTTCTTTTACAGCTTGCACGTTTTTAAGCGCGTCATCGGCGAAATAAAAATCATTATAACCTTCAGATACTTTACCCATGATCCATCGACCTTTAGCACTGGCTTTACCATCAGCTAAGCCTGTTATGTTTGCTAAAGGTATATCAATACCTAAAGCTTTCATAAATTCTTTTATAGGACCAGCCGCGTCTTGAGGTCTAGCAGTTAATACAAATAAATCTTCCGTACCTCTTTTATCTGCTATTGTTTTAGCAACATCAAACAATGGTCCTTTTTTACCTTCAATAACTTTACTAAATTCTCTAAAATCAAAATTAGCACCTTGACTTTCTAAAACATCATATTGCTCAGCAAAATTAGTTGCGTTAACTTTACCAACTTTATTTGTATTTATTCCAGCATACACTTGTTCTAAAAATTCTTTAGGCAATGCTTTACCGTACTCTATAGTCTCTGTGTTTATTTCATACAAGCGATCACCGAAGTCTTTTCTATATTTTTTTAAACTTTCTTGAACACTTTCGTAAGTTTTCTTTACTACAAAATCAGGTAATGATCTTTCTGTTCTAGCTTTGTTTCTAGCCATAGCAGTTTCAAGAGGCGTTGTAGCTACAACCATGTGTACTTCAAAACCTTGATCCTGTAAAGCTTTTATTTTCTTAGTAGTAGCATTGTAAGAAGCTCCTGTACCATCTATTACCATGCCATCACCTGCAGCAGTGTATTTATCAAACTTAGATACAGCAGCTTTTCTAGCTGCAGCACCAAGTTTTGATCTAGTAGATCTTTGCTCTGCTGTATAATCAGATTCCTTAGCTGGTAATCCAGCTTCTTCTTTCATAGCTTCTAAGGCAATATCTTGATTAACTACTTTGTAACCGCGTCTACCAAGTTGTAATCCTTTGCCGACATTTGTTTTACCAGCACCAGGACCACCAACCATAAATATAGCTTTTAATCTTGTAGAACCTTCGCTAAAACCTCCTTCAAAGTTTTCAACTGTGTATAATACTTTGCTATTAGATCTAGCTAATGTATCGTCAAAATCAAATACTCTAATTTTCTTTTCTTTCTTAGGTACAGGCTTACCGTTTTCAATGTTTAAAGATCTTGATAATTCTAAAGCTGCATCAGCTACTCTTAAGTTTTCAACAACAGCTTCATTTGTAACAGCCTTATCAAATCTAAAAGAACTAGATGCTAGCTCATTCATTTTAACTGCACTTTTAGCTTTTGGATCTACAACTTTCTGTAGCTCTTGATAATCTTTTTTAGCTCTTTCTCTTGTTATTTCCCCTGTTAAAACTTTTGTTATTAGCTCATTAACAACTTTAGAGTTTTCTAATATTTCAAAAGGTGTTGTTACTTTTTTAGATTTACCTACAAAGAACTCACCAATAGATTTTTGTGTTTTAGTAAACGCGTAGGCAAAAGGATCAATAGTGTTTTCAATAGTATACCTAACAAGAGATGCTGTGCCTTGTGGTAAAAAATCTAACTTACCCTCTCTTACCGCGTTAAGAACTTTATCATAGTATTCAGGAGGTAAATTTTTATCAAGAAAAACAGATAAACCTTTGTCATCATTATACCGTAAAGCACCTTGACCATATATAGCTTTTATGTCTTTAAATTCTTGTTTAACCGTTCCTCTTTTAGCTGCTTCTAAAAGCATTAGCCCTATTTTATTAACAGGAGCCATATGCTCTTCTTTTACTTTAACTGAAACTGCTTTACCCGTTAAACGGTTTATAGGATAGAAAACAAGTGCTGCTCCAAATCTATTTAAATGACCTTGACCTTTTGCGCTGTCTCTTAAAAACTGTTCAAATATTCTATACTTGCCTTTACCTTGTTTTGTTTTTAGAAACTCTTGTACTTTTAAATAAAAATTTTCTATTTCATCTAATCTAAACTTATTGTTTCTAAGAATACTACCATCTCTTAAACCTTTATTAACTTTACCAGCCAAAAACATCTCAGACGCAGCGTACGTAAATCTAGTAGCTTTGTTTTCTCTATTGCTTTTTCCAAACAAGCTTTCGAAATTTGGAATATCTCTAAAAGTTAAATCTCTTCCGCCTGTCATGCTTTGCTCTACGTATCTTTTGCCTTCTGGATAAAATTCAAAAAACGATTTAAAATCTTTTACAGCCGCCTTGTACTCAGAAGATTTTGTATCTATAATAGTGTAGCCTTTTAATGCACCTGTTTTTTTAGACTTTTCAAAAATTTTATCTCTTACAAAAGATGGTTGAGTGTATTTTAATTCTTCACGCTCTTTACCTGTTGTAATCTCTGGTGCTACTTTTTTAAACTTAGCGCCTAATTTAACTCTATCGCTTTTGTCTGTTTTTAAATATTCTAAAGCATTGTTTTTAAAATAAGAAGCTAATACTACTTTTAGTGGTTGAGATCTTCTGTATAAAGGAACTGGTTTACCGTTCTCAAGCGGGTTAAACTCTATAGGTTTACCATCGTAACCTTCTACTGTTATGTTTTCACCTGAAATTATATCTTTAAGTATTTTTAAAGACCCAGGTTTTAAATCACCTTTTTTAGTTAGTAATGCTTTACCTACTTTTGTTTGCTTAAATCCAGGCGTATTAATTCTAGAGTGTATAGCTTGTATGTTATCTAATATAAACTGCTTAGCTCTAGTTGCTGCAGCTTTTTCCCCAGCAGGAAAGTTTCTATTAGGTATCATTAAAGCTTTTATACCAGCCTCAGACTCAATGCCAAGCATTTTAGCATAAAACTCCGCTAACGCTCTAGGTGTTTTTAAGTCTTTGTATTTTTTAATATCTACATCTTTGAAGCTATCTAGTACTTGAGTTTTTAAAGCCTCTTGTATTGCTTGCTCAGGTGTCTGACCTTCTTTTACTTCAATGCCTAAGTTTTCTAAAAACTCAGGTTTCATTTTAACGTTAGAAGGCAACTGCTTAGACGCGGTTGGTTTGGCTTTTTCAGTTGTAGGTTCTGGTGCGAATTCTCTAGTTTGATCAGGAAGCTCAGTACTAGTACCTGTTCTTTCTTTTATTGCAATATCTATTTCTGGTATTCTTTTTGATAATACATTTCTAAAATATGTTGTTTCTTTAGCTCCACCTACTTCTTTAGCAGCATCGTAAGCGTTAAACAAATTTGTATTTCTAGCAGAATACTTACCATTTCCAGAACCTGGAAACTCACCTAATATTTGTTCTTCTAGTACTTCTTTTAAAGCGTTTTCTTCTGCTTGACTTCTAGTATTAAACAGATCTTTGATTAAACCAAAGTTTTTCTCTACAAAAGCTTGGGCTACAGAAAATTTATCTTCTGTGCTTCTTGATTTTAAAGACTCAACAAGAGATCTATTGTCTAAAAGATCTTGTAGTTCTTTTGCTTGTTCAGAAACTACCCTGCTTTTCTTAGGTTGATCTTTTGCTTCTGTTTCTGCTACTGCTTGCTCAGTTAGTCTTTTACCAGCCTGCTCTACAGATATTTTAGATGCAGATTTTTGAGCTTCTGATAATCCTTCTGTTAAACCCTGCATTAATTTAAAAGCGTCTTTAGGATTTTCTATATTAAGTTTATCAAAACCTTTTCTTTTAAAGAAAGGTACAACACCTCTTATTTGCTCGCCAACGCTTTCACTATATTTTATTTTACCATCTTTCATAAACTCAGCTATTACAGCCAAGTTCTCTTCATACCACTCTTTTTCAGGTTTACTAGTATCATATCTGCTTTCGACCTCTGCTTTTACTTGTTCTCTTATAGAGGTTGGCAAAATGTTAAGCATGTCGTTTATAAACTTTATACCATCTTCTGTTACAAGACCTTCAGCATCTTTAAACGTGTCAAAAAATATAGCGTGTCCAGCCTTTTCATGAGCAGCCGTAGAAAAATCTTTTATATTTTTCATTTTGCTCTCATTATAAACTATAGTACCATCAGATAGTGTGACGGCTACATCTTCTGGTGTTGCTTCTATACCATCTTGTTTTAATCTCTCTACAAATTTGTCATTAGTTAAATACTCGCTTGTTACTTCACCTTTACTAGTAACTAAAGGAGCATCTGTTTCTTGCTGTATATCTAATCTTTTTTGTTTTGAAAGCTCGGTTGCAGCAGCTGCATCTATTTTTTCTTGTATTTTAATAGCAGCTTCACCGCCTTCCATGTGAGACTCTAGTTCTTTAGTTAAGATTTCTATTTCTTTTTTCAAAGCGTCCTTTTCTAAAGGAGCCATATCTTTGGTGCTTTGATTTTGAAGTCTTTGTAAAGTTAAATCTAAGTTTATTTTTTTATTTAAAAAATCATAAACTTCATTTCTTAACTTAGTGTTAGATCTTTGAACTTTATATGTAGATGGTGGTATGTAATCACTTGCCCCGCTAGTTAAAACTATAGAGCTTGCGCCGCCATTCATTATTCTTTGTATTTTTAATTCTTTGTCTTGAAGCTGCTCTATAAATTTAATATTTTCCTTGCTATAACTTCCACCTAATTCTTTTAATATAGCTTCAGGTGACATAAATTCAAACACCTGACTGTCTCTATCATTGAACTTTATACCTTGAGAATACTTTTGCATAGCGCGGTATATTTCTGTAGCGCTCGGGTAATTTTCTTCTGCTCTTTGTTGTTTTATTAAATCTGAAACTCTGTTAGATGTGATTTGATTTTCAATAGCAAATTGAGCTTGTTCTGTTTCTATTATTTGCTTTGCTGCTTGATCTTCTGTTATTGTACCATCTTCAAGCTGTTTATTTATTTCAACTAGTTTTTTATCTACCGCATCTGAAATTTTATTATCTATTTCTAAGCTTGGATCTTTAATCTCTTCTGCGGTTAAATTAAAATAGCTTGTAGCTTTTTTAGCGCTTCTATTAAATCTACTAAAACCTAAAAAGTCATTTCCTATAGCATCATAAGCAGCTTTAAATGATCCACCTTTTGTTTTAAGACCTCTAGACATACCGCCGTAGAAAAACATGTTTGTGAATTCTTTTGCATAGTTGTAGAAAAAGTCTTGAAGACCTCTGTCATAAGTGCCTAAAGGATCTGTAATAGTACTACCTATCATAAAAGAAGACGAACCACCAAAAGCAGACTTAATATTTCTACTAAACATAGCCACTGAAGATTTATCTCTTACTAAAGCTACTGGTGTTATTAACTGTGTATCTAGTAATCTTTTATTTAAGTTTTTAGTAAATCTTAAAAATTGATTTCCACCAAATTTCATAGCAAAACCAAAGCCTGCTGATCCTGAAATACTTTCATCTTGATCAAGAGTTAAGTTTTTAATAGCAGTAAGTCCTCCAAACTCTGCAGATTCTACGACAGCTGCAAAACCGTCATCTGCTACTCCATAAAATTTTTGTAAACCTCTACCTTTTAAAAATGACTTACTAGCAACTCTACCGGCTCTAGCGAGTCTATTAATGCCAGCAGAAGCACCTAGACCTCTACCAATAGTAAGTTCACCTGCAAAAAACGATAAATGAGTTACGCCTTCAATTACGCTTTGAAAGAAATTATTTTCCATATTTTTAGAAAAATAATTAACGTCTTGCTCGTTATAACCGTTGGTTGTAAGAACATTTGCAAAAGCACTCATGCCGTCTTTTCTATTTCTAAGGTTAGGAGTTTCTATACCATATTGCTGGAATTGCTCAGAAAATGCGTTAGCAAGTGTGTTAAAATATTCTCTATTTTTTACGGCTAAAGGATTTTTATTCAACTGCAAAGAAGTATTTAAAATTTCATACTCTTGCAAAGCCTTATTAAAACTGTCGTCAATTCTAGATCCGCCAGATATATATCTATAGTCTTCAGGTATTAAACCAGTTTCCACTATACTGTTAAGCATTTTTAGCTGAGACTCTGATAATTGATTTCTGTCTTGAAGCAACTTCATGCCTTCTGTTAAAGATCCCTTCAGTCTACCGCCTCTTTCAACTAAACCAGTCATAGGAGCATCGGCTCTTTGCTGGTTAAGTTCTAGTTGTACCTTAGCTAATTCTACAACTTTTCTATTTGCTCTAGATAAATTAGTTTTTAAGGTCTGCTCGTCAGTTGTTTCATTAAGTTCCGAAGCTTCAGATATAACTTGACTTTGAGTTTTAGCTTTATCAAAATCAATTAATTTACCGTCATCGTCTAAAAGTCTAGTTCCATAAAACTCTTCTTTTGAACCTAAGTAATCTTCAAGCTCTTCTTTTTCTTCTTCTGTTTTGTATAACTTATTTCTAAGCTTTAACTCAGCGTTTCTTATGTTTTGCTCTTCTTCGCTAAGCTGGTTTTGGCCTTGTTGTAATATTGTGTTTTGATACGAAGCTTGTTCGCTGTCACTTAAGTTATTAATAAAAGTATCAACTTGACCATCAAGCCAGTAATTAGCAGTCTCGTTTATATCTATAGGTATAAACCCTTCTCCACCTGAGTCTTCTAGTATTTCATAAAGATCTTTTAATTGTTTAGCTACATCAGAAGAATAAACTATTTTTCCACTAAGATCTTCGTTACCGGTTCTTTCTAACTCCTTTATTTTACGCTTTAACTGTGGTCTATTTAGCTGCTGAGTAATTTTTTCAGTATCTCTTAAGTTTTCATTTTTTCTTCCTCCAAGCCTTTCGTTTAAACCCGCTATATCTTGTTCATATGTAAACTCTACACCGCCTTCATAATCCATAGCTATAGTAGGTCCAGCATCTTTAAACCTAATAGTTTCTTTTATATCATTTATATCTGCAAATCTATTATTAAATATACCTCCTATCCTTTTCCCAAACCAGCTTTTATTAAAATAAAGATTTTCATCTTTGTTTCTTTTAGATGTTTGGTCTAAAGAACTTATAGCTCCAGAATCTATTAAGTTGTTTACAGTTGTAGCGTTATTATCAGATGCTAAATTGCTTAATAACTCTTGCTGAAGCAATTGCTCATAAATGTTACTAGAGTCAGCGTATAGTCCAGCTCCTCCCAAGGCTTCTCCAACTGCGTTATAGTTAAAAGGATTTCTTTCAGCTGTTAATTCAATTTCTTCTAACTCGGTGCTTTTATCATATTCAAACTGGTTATAGACTTCATTTAAATCTTTGCCAGCAACTTTTTGATAAATATCTTTAAATGATTCATTTGAAAAAGGATCAATACCTGTTTGTAAATAATTACTAAATATTTTCGACCCAGCACGAAAACCTCCACTTCCAGAATCTAAAGCTTCGGATCCTGTATTGCTTTGCGACTCCTCGATCGGATCCTTTTTTTCCGGGGAGTCTTCTATCTTTACTTCTTTAACTTCTATTGCTTCTGGTGCTTTATAACCAGTAGATTTTTTCCACTCTTGTATTCTTCTATTTATCTCATCGATATCTAAAGGTGGTTTAATAGCTTGTAGTTCTTGTACTTTTTCTACTAATTCCATTTAATTTAATTTAAAGTTTGTTATCATCAATGAACTTTTGAGCTTTAGCTTTTTTAGCTTCTGCTAAATCAAATACAGCAGCATCTTCTTTTACTGTTGGAAATTGATTTGTTATAAATTGTTTTATGTAATTGTTCATAAAATACTCTTTATATTTAGTTTCAAATAAAACTTTTTTATCTTGATCTAGTGGTAGATCATTTTCATAAGACCAGGATTCAGAAGCAGCATTGGCATTTTGTACCATTTGATCGTCTTCTTCAACGCTAGTACCTTTAGATATATATACGTTCCACGCAGCTACAGCCGCCTGCTCAACACTTAACATACCGGACACTTCGGCGTTTATAAACGGCTCTGCTTTACGCTCTATTTTATCCATGTCAAATTTAAGTACATTTCTACCTTTACCACCGCCTATGTCTATTATTTCATAATCATAGCTACCATCAGGATTTTTTAATATAAACTCTTCTTTTATTCTAGCTGTTGGAGCTAGTGTTTTATCTTCTCTTATATCGTCTAAAGAAAAAATACCAACAGCAGTTAATAGCTCTAGCATTTCTTTATTTATATCTGGAGTCGCAACAACAAGATCTATTCCGGCTTTGTCCATAGCGCCAAGTGCAGAATCTGTTATAATTAAAGGGGACTCAAAAATAGGTCCATCAAAAATAAAAACTTGATTTCCATTTAATTCTAAATGCAATTTAACCATATACCCGTCTGACATAGAAAAACCAGGTTTTCCTTTCATTATCGAATCTGCGGCTAAATATTTGTAACTATTATTTACATCGTAATTAGAGTCTTCTGTTACACTTAGTTGCTCTAGTATATTCTCTAAGAAATCAATAGATTTTTGTGGAGCTTCTTCTAGTGTTTTTAGTTGTTGCTTTTCAATACTACAATTAGGAAGAGAGCATTTATTATTTTCAATAGCCATTTTTATTTTGGCATAAATTTCAACAGTAGGTTGATAAGCTCTGTCTAGTATTTTAAAATTATAATCAGCAGGATAAGCTAAGTAATCTTCATTATAAGCTATCGCACTACTTTGATTAAATTGCTTTATAAAAAGATTTTTTTTAATATTTATATCTTCCATGTGTTGTTTGTTATTGTGCACCCATGTAGCTTCCAGCCATTTGAGTTATTCCTCCAAGAGCTCCTGTTATAGCGCCTAATTGAGAGCTAGCTGCTTGCTGTTCTGCCTGCGCTGCCATACCTAGTTGTGCAGCGGTTCTATTAAGTTGCTGCATTTCTCTATTCTCTTTTTCTCTATAAACAAATTCTCTACCAGCAACGTCTGCTTGTTGTATTCTTTGTTTTTCTCCTCTTTTTTGAGCCATCATAGCTTGTTCGCCTTGAGCTCTTTGTCTTTCATTTGAAAGCTCTTGTTGCTCTATATTAGCTGCAATATTTTTCTTGCTCTGCAAAGCAGCTTGAGCCAACGCAGTAGCTCCACCAGCACTAGCCCCTGTAGCTCTAAGAGTATCTAGAGTATTAGCTAAAGCAATGTCAGTCTGTTCCATTTGTATTTCTGTAGCACCAGTGGCTACTGAAAGTTGTGAAAAAGGATTTGTTATAAGACTAGATAAATCTTGAATACCTTCGTAAGGATTTATTATTTGCTGCCTGTTAGATTCTAAAGCCGATAGCTTTCTTTGCAATCGCCTACGCCTACGTGCAGCGCGTCTTTTAGCTTTACCACCAAAAATACTACCTACAACTCCTCCTATAAGAGAAGCTCCGCCACCTATTATTGCTGCTGCTGGATTCATAGTTTATTATTTTTTATATTAATATCCATTATTGATTATATAATTACTTTCTACTGCAAATAAAGTTTTCTCACCACCTAGATCTGTAGTTCTATCTGTTGACATTTTAACAGTAGAATAAAAACCTTTAATACCACTTACCATATTCCCATAAACAATTTCACCTGGAGATGGCAATGAGTTGTTTATTAAATTAGCTACATATTTATTTTCTTTTAAAACAAAACCTGCATAATACTTTTGATATGAAGGGTTTATAGTTCCAAAAACTGTTTGATAATCTACTCTAGACACAGCACCATTAAAAGATAGTACAGCATCTTGAGCAATGTTTAAATTAGCATTAACAGTTAATAAACCTGTGGCTGCGTTGTAAGAAACTACAGTTGTATTTAGCTGAACACCTAGTCCAGTTACAATATCACCAGTTCTTATAATTCCATTTACGCTACCTAAAGATAATACAACGCTTGTCGTTGTAGAAGCAACAGAAGCCGATGCGCTACCTTCAGTTAAAACATATTCTCCTTCTGTATAACTTCTTATTTGTGCTATAGAGTCAACACTGTTTTGCCAAGAACCAACAAGTTGTGTACCGGTATTATCTGATAAATATTGATCTACGTTCCAACCATTACTACCTTCGTAACCTACAGTGTTAAAAGTTTTAGAAACCGTAGGATTTGGATTGAAGACAAATGTTATAGAAGTTCTATTATCTTGACCATAGAAATTACCTCTATTCACAGATGTATCGTAATGCCTCCATAACTTAGCAACACCACCAAAAGTTAAAAACGCATTGTTAGCCAATGTTACGTTTCCACTTAAAACTAAAGCTCCTGTTGCTGAGTTAAAACTAACCACAGTTGTGCCTAGAGGTACGGCTGTATAATTTGGAACTCCATTAACTAGTAGTTCAACTGTAGAGTGTTGTTCTATAAAGTTCTGTACTCCATCTACCGTAACGTTTGCACTAGATGTAACAGCTCCATTAACTCTAGCATTACCACCTATAGACTTTACAGTATAAAAATTATTTCTTAAACTAAAAGCTTGATCAGGCGCATAAGAAAATAAACTAACCCAACCTTTTGGCTTTTCGTCAAAGTTTAAAGTTTTAAATCTTTCTTGGTTTTGCATTGATATAACATAATCTTTACCGTAAACATCATATGCTCCTATTATTTTACCATTAGATTGATTTGTTATTGTAGCGTTTAACTCGTCTCTAAAAAAGTCTTTCATGCCAAAATTAGATATTTCTTCAATACCGCTTCCGGCTCCTCCTGAGCTTAATCTACATATAACATTATTATTTGCATCTGCAAAATACTTTCTATAACCATACACAGCAAAGCTTTCAGGATTTTTAGATATACCATACTTACCAGCATAAGGCTGTATAACTCCAATAACTAAGTTACTAGCGGTTACAGTGCCTCCGCCTTCTGCCGAATAAATAGCGTCTTTATCTATTAATGCTCTACTTACTTTAAGCTCTTGAAATATATTTAAATTAGTATCTTCTGCATACAGCTTTTGTATTGATCCATTAGCTGGATCTGCCGATTTAGTTATATCATCTGCTACAGAAAAAACATTTGTTCTATTTATACCAGTTCTTGAATTAAATATTCCAGAATATATTAAAGCATTAAATCTTCTTGTTTGCTGAGGCTCTTCTTCTACTATATATGCTTTAGCGCCAAAGTCTACAGTGGTGTTATTATAGCCACCTCTTATTCTAGACTCTTCTATAACCCAAGAATCACTAGTATTAGTCAAATTTTGAACAGGATAACCACCTATACTTTCAGGTATTCCAAAAGAACCGTTCCAAAGAACATCATCTCCAGATCCAACAGACTTTTTTAGTAAAAAAGTATTGAAATATTTAACCTCTATTATCGCTCCAGCCATATTTAATTATTATTACTTATTTTTTATTTAAATTACCTTATGAGATAGTAAATGTTATGTCGTCTAAATCATCAGGATCTATAAAGTCAGGAATATTATTTAAGCCAACACCGCCAGGATCAGTAATGTTTGGGTTCATACCTCCTGCTTCGTTATTTTGAAAAATTATATAACCACGTGGCCCAAACAAATTAGCTCCATTTTTCCAACTCTTTAAAAAGTTCCACTCACTGTACCAAAAATAAGCTTGAACTTTACGTAAACTATCAAGATCTGTACCGGGTGAAAAATACCAAGGTTTTTTATCCTGATGATTTCCACCAAAGAAATATATAGTATCTCCAATAGATAAATTTTCTATAGGTGTTGTTTTTCTTATAATCATTTCACCTGTAGAAGAATTATAAGATAAAACATTAGTTCTCATTCTGTTACTTATTGAGCGTCTCACAGCTGAATTAGCGCCACCATATCCAGTACCATCTGGTTCTGGAGACTGTGTTGGAAAACTTATAAACGCAGACATATCTTGTTTTATCTCGCCCTCTATTGTGCCTGTGTCTATAGTAACCTCTATGTCAGAAAAATTGATAGTAAAATCTAATACTATAGCTTTTCCTTTAACTAAAGGAACATTTGGATTAGAAGCATCTGTCCATAATGTTTGTTGTTGAACTAAACCAATACTAGGATCAGGTGTGTAAAACGGTATATTTATTGTTCCATCATTTGCAAACACCCCATTTTCTCTGCACAAACTATCACTTGCAGGATGTCCATTAGTTCCAGCAACGAAATCGTAATTCTCTTTAAAAACACCACCAGCGTATAAATAATAACCAGCCTCATTTGCTTGAATACCAGGAACTACGCTGTCTATCTTTAGTAAAGTTGCAGGTAAGTAACACCATTTAGTACCCACCCAATAAGGGGAAGGAACACCTGCCCAAAATACAGTATTGCCTCCGAAGTTAGTAAAAACACTATTAGTAAACTGGGCACGAAGTGCAGCGTTAAAAACATTTCCACTATTAACAGGATTATTATCATAAGGACCTCCAGATAATCTTATTCTCATATCTATTTCAAACGTAACATCTTCTGCAATTAATCCTGCATCTTGAATCCGTATAGTAACATAGTATAAAGCTGCTTTTACTAAATTACTAGAAGAATCTGTAATTTTAATATCACCTTCTAAATAAGTCGTTGACACAACAGGCGAAAGCTCAAAAACAGGTGTATCAGTACCTGTTAAAGTAGCAGGAGGACCGTCCAAAGAGTTTATTGTTTGGCTATATATTGCGTAATCTTGTATTCCAGCTTGATCTATAAATCGTATAGCGGCATTATCTAAGTTAGGATTATGAGCACCGTTTTTTGCTTTAATATTTATTATAGTTCCATTTTGATCTCTTCTAGTTCTTACAGGTATCGTACTAGGTGCAGTTGGTACTACAGGAGTACTACCTCCACCTGGCCCATATGTATCTGTGCTACCAGGTACGTTGTAAACGGTTATAAAATCATAAAACTGCTGAACATTATTAAGTGAAGCTTCTTTAGTTATTATATTTTCAACACCGCCTACTATAACTTTAAAATTAAAAGTAAAATTTCTCGATGGGTTTGTATTTTGGTTGTTTAAATTGTAATTATAATATATTTCATCATAGAAATTAGCTGGAAAATCCGTAAATTGATTATCTGTAGAGTCTGTTGTTCTTATTTGCCAAGGACCTACTAAACCACCTGGATCAGAGTTAGAATCTTCAAATATAAAATATCTTCCGATAACACTTTGACCAGTGCCGTCTACCGCGCTTGATCCTCCAACTACTTGATCATACCCATTAGTAACACTTAATAATTCAATAGTATCACCGTTAGCTGGTACTAATGTTATAGGTGAGCCAAAGCTATTAACAAGTTCAAATCCAGTTGTTAAATTGTTTAATATATTACTTTTAGGCGGTAGACCTTCGTCAAAATTATTTGTTGCAAAAGGGAAAAAATCCACACCACCGGGCGTTGATTGGTTGTTTAGTATAAAAGTATTTAAATCTGATATTAAACCTGAACTAGATGTTTCCCAATATATATCTAAAAGACTTTCAACAGGTTTTGTTTCATAAACTGCTAATCTTTGTATGCCTGGTATTAATGGTGTTCTTTTAGCTGGCACGCTAGCTCCAGCTGTTTCTGTTATAGTTATAAGTTCTCCTTCTATAGGAATAAAATAAAAGGGATCATTATTTTTATCAACAAGTGTTATTTTTAAACCGCTTATATTTCCAGCAGCCGTTGGATACTCTGATTGAATTGGCGCTACAGCAGTTACATATGTTTTATCAGGCAAACTATTACTAGAAACTAAATCACCAGGAGTTATGCCAGTTGAACCTCCTGTTACATTTGTTAAATCACCTGTAAATTGAGTTATACAAACAAAATCTTGAGGCTGAGCGTCTTTAACGGTGCCTGCGGTAGGGGAATCGTATAAGCTTTCAGCTTTTAAAGCTTTACCACTTTCAGTAAAATACTCCGTAGTTGATAATTGCCCTATTAAACTTTCTGTAGTAATTCTAGCTATTAATGGGTTTGAATCTAAACTATAAAATTGAGGAAAATAATTAGGTACCTCAGGATTTAATGGATCAAAATCAAACATATCATATACAGTTGAAATAACTGACACCGTATCAGAGTTTTTTCCTGAATAATATTGAACATTTAAATTACCAGCACCACTAAGTGCAGAGCTATTAGTATTTTCAACTCTACCAAAAAGCTGTACAGAACTACCAAACTGTCTTTGATCAGGACCTACTTCATTTAAATCTCTTGGTATTTTATTTATATTATCATTTATAAGAACAGTGTGAGATGTTTGGCCAACCTCTAGTGTTTGATCGGCTGGATAAGATGACATTATACCAGGAAGATAAACATTGTAGTAATCTTGCTCTGTTTGTTTTACAACTACTTTCCAAGAATACCAACCAAGTGGATTATAATCACTACTGGAAGTATCGCCATTATACAAATCACCTGTTATTGGTTGATTCATTAAAACTTTAAGTGAATCACCTGGCCACGATATTGTGTTAATAGTTTCATCAACATAGGGCGCATATAATGTAGAACCTTCAAAAGTTTCATTATATACAGTTATAGAGCTTTTGCTATTAGAAAGTATAACGCTTGATTGTCTACCATATCTATCAGACAATACAAATCCAATTTGATAATTTCTATTTGATTTAACAGAGCTACTAGGGTATTCTATTTTACTTGTAGTATTTAGTATATCTCCTCCAGCTGTAAATATTAAAGCCACAGGAGAAGGTGCTGTTCCTATAGGAAAAGTAATATCATTACTTAGAGTTATAATAGCGCTAACAGACCCACTGTCAAAAAAACCTAAACTTTGAGCAGCTGTTACATTTACAGCGGCGCTAGCAACTACACTATTATTAGTTGAATTATAACTTACAACTGTCGTACCGCCCGGAACACCAGCGCCTGATATATTCGCTCCAATAGGTATAGAGCCTGACACAAAAGATAAAAATATTTCAGTAGTAGTACTAGCGCTTAACACGGTAGCATTAGTTGAAACTGTTTGACCATTGTTATTTGTCGTAACTATGGTTGTTCCTGCGGGAATGTAAACACCAGGATCATTACAGCTAATAACCATATCTGGAAACAAGCCGGCTGGCGGATTAAGCGTTTTTGATATTTGAATGTTTATATTGCTGCCCGCTGAATAATTAGCAGCTGGTCCTATGTAGACAGCTGTAACTTCGTTTACATCAAAATCTGCTTTTTCACTACATATTACATTATAATCTAAAGCTATTGGTGGAGTTAATTTATTAACAAAATTACCATACATTACTCTATTTCCAGCAACTTCTTGTGCTAGAGCCTTTAAAGGCACTTTGTCATAAACTCTTACTAATTCGCTTTCTGGTAAAGTAGTTGTTGGTTTAGTAGATCTATAATTATATGTAAAATAATTTATATCTCCAATAGTTAAAAAAGTATTGTCAGTTAGACCTGGAGCAGGTACGTCGTTGCTAAGTTTTATTGTACCTGCTATTGGACTACTAGCATCGGTTGGTGTAAATTCTGTTATAGTTGTAAGAGCTGGTATGCCATCACCTAAAATTGTTTCACCCTGCTTTATACCTCCTTGTATTCCGTCTATGTTTATAGCGGTGCCCGCTGTTATAGTACCTGATTGATTACCGTTAATAAAAGCTATCGCAGCTGAAGAAGCAATATCACTGATAGGTATTTTTTCAATAACTCTAACAGCTAGAGAATCTGATTCTTTATATAATATTTCTAATTCTTTTATTTTTAAAGCGTTTTGTAGAGTGTAATTAAAAAAAGGTAAAGGTATTCTTAAGCCTATGCTGTTAACTTTATTTTCTACAAAATAAACTATAGTACTTTGATAAGTTTCTGTTTGATCATCTTTAACAGTGTTAGGGGCTTGCGTGTACATAAAATACCCGTCTTGCTTTGGAATAAAAGCGTGCTGAGTAAATGGTGCAAATATAGAATATTCATTATCAGTGAATTTAAATCTATAGCTAAATCTTGCAAACTTACTTTCTAAATAATCAGGATCTCCTGAGAATTCAAAATCAAAATAAGGATTAGCGTTAAAAACAATAACTTGCTTATCACTAACACTTATAGAACCACTTAATTGTATTTGAGTACCGACCGCGTTCACAGTGTTTACAACAAAGCCTGTTGGTTGTAATTCTTTTGAATTAATATTTTGTAAAGATACAGTAGAATTCGGATATGGACTACTTGTAGGGTTTATTTGACCATTTATACTATTTATGTTTATAGTAGATCCACTTTGTGTTCCATTAGCTATAGCAGTACCGCCATTTGGTAAAAATAAACTACTAACATCTTTCATAGTAGTTTCATAATAAGTATCACTAGAAGTAGTAGCTAAAGAGCTTTGTTCATAAAGTTCTATAGATTTATAAGGATTATATTTAGCTACAGATATTTGATCTTCATTAGTGTAATATGTAGGATTTGTTAAGCCAGAAGGATTTGCTAAAGAAACATTTATAACTCTAGGTTGATTTCTATTATCAGTAAAAAATAAAAGATCTTCTAGTATGTTAACACCTGTTATTAAGCTTTCTGTAGAAAAATTTAAAAAATTACCTTTAACTAAAATAATTGCTTCTTCAGATAAAACGTTATAAGATATAATAAAATTATTAGACTGCTCGCCACTAGGCGTATAACTTGTATTGTAATCAGATCTAGAATTATCTTTATCTGTAAAAAAAAGATAAACAGTATTATTTACTTCATCAGCTAAGTTACCTATACATATTAGTTTAGATACACCCGTTAGACTTTGAAAGCTTTGTATAGAAGCATTACCTAAAATGTTTTCTAAATTACCTACATTAGCGCTTTCAGACTTACTTATTTGTGCGTTTTGAGCATCTCTATATTCACCGTTAGGTAATATACGAGCGTCCAAGTCTTTATTCATCTTGGACTTTAAAAAAGTATTTTGAACTTTAGCCATTAAATTTTAGTGTTTTATCCATTTAGATTTACCTCTCATCACTTGAACTATTTCATCGAGTTTGATATTTGATAATCTTATTTTAGCATTTCTAAGCTTAGCTGATCTGTCTCTTTTTAATCTTTGAACAATGTACTCTTGTTGACCAGATCTTGTAGATACTATATTGTAAAGAATTGATGCATACAATGCGTCCTCGGCCATCTTAGGTATCTTAGAATCAGCTTCATGAGCTAACCCGTCTGATATATATTCTAGTACTATTAACTTTCCTACTAAGCTACTTGAAAAGCTTATCTTGCCTTCTCTTGCGTTCATGTTAAACCAGCCGTTTACTTGCGCGTGTTGAGGTTCTAAACCATATTGTTGACCGTAAAAAATGCTATTGTCAAATCCATAATAATTAGCCCAATAAGCATAGTCATCTATGTTGTTAAAAAAAGTTTGACTTATTATTGTGTCGTTAGCTGTTTTCCATCTATTTTCTGTTATAGAACTTCCTTCTAAGTTTTCACCAAAATTATCTTGAGTAGGCACGCCCTGCGCGTCTTGTATTGGATTTTCGTAAGGACTTGTAGTCAGATTGCTAGCTGGATATATAGGTCTTTTAACACCTAGTTGATCTATGTAGCAAATGCTAACATAGTTCACGTAGTCTTGAGGTAGTGGTAAACTTAAACTTGGAGGTATATTTAATTCTTTAGAGTGTATACTTTTGAGTGTATCATAACTGAATTCTTGTAAAGATCTTTTTGCAAAAAACAACACATCTGATTTATTAGCTTTTTGTAGTATTTTACCATCTCCAACATAACCAACCATAAAATTATCTATGGCATCATTAAGAGATATATACTCATAACTACCATAGTTTTCCTCTACAGTAGTTCCAGTAGCATCTTGATTCCCATAATTCCCACCATCTAAGGTTTTTAATTGAACAACTACATATGTTGAAGCCGCTAATCCAGTCAACGTTATTGCATTGTTAAGAACAGTATAAGCTGCTGTGTATTCTGTGAAAGAACCTGGTAAACCAGTAGCGCTAGTATATAGTTTAAAATTATTTAGTGCATACTTTACATTAGCAGGATCATGATCTCCATACATTAAATCAGTGTTAAACGTAGTAGTAAACACTTGTTCGTTTGGAGTAGGTATGTTTGCATTAGAGAAGAATACTTGAGCACCCTGATAATACTGTTGATTTGTTTCTGTTATTAAACTCATTTATCTAAGATTTTTCATTAACTTGCACTTGTTGAGCCTCTTGCATTGCTACATCCACAACTGTAGGATTATTTATAATCACACCAGCGTATTTTAATATGCCAATTATTAAATTAAACTCTTCTGAAACATCTAATTGAAAATTATTAGACAATGCGGAGTTGTATATCAATTGGCCTAGAGCTCCTGTAGACGAACCCCATATAGGTGTAGTAGGTTCAAATATACAATTAACAGTGACAGAATCTGGTAAAGGACTTATGTTTAAAACTGCTTGAGTTGTAGAATTTGGAGCTGTTAAACTGTATTGATAAGCTAAGGGGTATTTTTGAGTTGGAGCCGTTAGATTAGATCTTGTTATTTTATCGTAATCGCTTTTAGAGGTTAATTGTGTTATTGATGTCGCTGAGGGGCCAATATCACTAGTTTGTATATTTTGCAACTGAATTGGTCCTATATTAATCCTGTTATACGTAGATAGAATACTACCTAATAATCTAATAGTTCCGCCGTAGTCAGTGCTTAATTGTGGGTTAAAACTCCAACACGCATAAGTTGTGTCATAATTGAAACTAACTTCGTGTTCAAATGGATAAAGTTTGTATCTATTGTTTTCGTAAATATTAAAAAACTCAGTATCGTTTTGAGTATTGTTTTGGTTTTGACGGTTTAATTGATTGCCGTCTGGAAAATAAGAGTTAAATATTTCATTTTGAACAAGCTCTGCTAAACTATTAAACTCCGTTGGGGGTATATAACCGCGCTGCTCTTTGTTTAATATATACAAGACTGTTTGATATACTCTGTTTATATCTACCATTGTTATTTTTTTATTTATACTATAAAGGCGGCCGAAACCGCCTCTGTTATAGTATCACTTGTTTTTATAGTTTTTTATCTATAGATTTATAGATCTCAACACCTTCATCTGTTTTTAAGAAAGCAGCAAATGCCGAGTAAGGGTTTTCGTCAAAAGGTACGTTCATTAATTTTCTACCGTTTGTTCCCCAGGTGAATGTTCTTTGATCGCTTGATAAATTAATAATACCAGCTTCAGCAGCTCTAATAGCTGTGTTTCTTAATTGAACATTATCATCATTAGCTAAGCTAATAAATAATTGTGGATTATTTCTAGCAAATAAACGTATATCTCTTTTAAGCTCTTTAGAACTCATAGAATTTACCTTAGATCCAATTTCTACTCTTAATATAGCTTCTATTTGATCTATCTCCATGTTTCTAGCCGCATTTAAAGCGTCTATTTGTAAGTCTAAAACATCTAATTGATCTTTAGCTTCCTCAACCGCGCTAAATTCTTCATATAGTTTACCTTTTAAAGGGTGATATAAAGACAATAGTTTTTGTAGGTTTTGTTTTTCTTTTTTAACAGTTAATGTTCCGTCGTAAAATCTAATGTGACCCATAGTTACTTCACCTTTTTGTTCGTCTACAAGAGGCGAATCTTGATTGGTAGCGTATCTAATTTCTCTTTGCTTGCCTGATTTTTCATCAAAATAAAGCAAAGCATGTTTTCTAGTATGCTTACCAGGTATTGTGAAAGTTAAAGGTGTTTTGTTTCCTGTTAAATAATAAACTCTATCTTTAATTTCCCACGTTGGTTTTGTGGGTTTAGGAGCGGATTTTACCGCAACCTCTTGAGGTGCAACCTCAACAGTTTCTGCTGTAGCTTTTTTAGCCATAATATAATAAAATTAAATAGTTATAAAAATAATACCCCGCCCGAAGACGGGGATATTATTAATTTTGAATCATTATTAGATTCCTTTGAATAATACAAAGTTGTTAGCAGCTTGTGTTACTAAACATCTTTCAGATAGGAAGTTCACTTCCATAGCATCCAATGTAGATGTAAATGCACCACCAGCAGAACCAGTCAACCAAGACTTCATGCGACGATCATCACTTTGTGAAGCTCTGTATCGTACGTGCAAGAAAGGTCTACGGATGTTAGTTCCTAAAACTTGATCATAAACAGTTGAAGTTCCAGCAGGTACTAATACTCCTTCAATAGAGTTAATACCATTAATACCTCCACGAGTAGAAGCGTCGTTCAAATATTTCCAATCAGTTTTATAGAAGTCATAAGATCCTCTACGGAAACCACTAAATCCAAGATTTAATGCCATTTCCTCAGAGTTTTCAAATAAACCAAATGCAGTACCACCGGCTGTTCCACCAGAGATTGCAGCTAGCATATCATCAAAATCAAGAGCAGTTTGTCTTTGTAAGAAAAGCATGTTCTCTTCAATAGCGCCTTGAGTATCTAAGTTTTTCAAAATAGCATCAAATTCGTCTAGTCCAGCAGCAGCAGTAAATCCTACTTCTACATTACCACGAGATTGAATAGCAGCAAATAAACCTTCAGATCCTGGCATACCCGCGTTAGCGTAAGCAGCACCTCCAGCTCCAGCAGCTCCTATTTGGCTATACTCACTTTCAACCATTGACATTTCTAAGTAATCCTCAAAACGTAAACGAGTTTCAGATTCAGCTTTTAAATACCATAAGTATCCAGAAGTTCCGTCTTCAGTTGCAACTTCAACCCATCCAATTTGCGCCATATCAGATCCAGATACTACGTATTGGCTTCTTAGAATAATTGGTGAATTAGAATATTGTGTCAACTGAGGCTCTACGCTTTGTCTTGCAGCTGAATTACCAGCTCCAGCACCAATTGTAGTTCCTTTTGTATAAGAAGAACCGTATACAAACACTTTAATGCTTCCGCTTGTTAAAGCAGCTCCACCTACTACAGCAGCTCCACCAAAAGCAGATACAGCAATTGTTCCAGCAACTGGTCCTACTGCATTAGCAGGAGTAGATGCAGTAACAATACCTTTTTCTTCAGCACCTGTTGCGGTGTCTAAAAGAACAACCGTATCATTAACTGATATAACATTTTGCACACCTGGAAGACCAGCAGCTGGTGCTACTGTTATTAAACCACCTCCAAAAGTACAGTTATCATAAGATATGTGTAATCTATTTTGCTCAGACCAAATTACTTGATCAGATGTCATTGGCATTTCAGCACCAACCATTCTTAAGAATCCAGATAACGTTCTGTTTCCATAACGCTCTACTTCTTGTTCGTAAATTTCTGGTAAATACTGCTGAGCGAATGTATCGCCACCAGTTGCAGCAGCACCAGTGTTAAATTGTAGGTAGTTACTGTTTAAAATCTCTTGCGTTGATGAAGGGATTAAACTACCAAATTGAGGAGTTAAACTCATAATTGTTTAATTTTTTAGTTAAATTTTCTAGTTTTTATTTTAAGTTTTGTAGAATCAGCACCTGAAATAGCTTTAACTTTAAATCCGTCAATAAACACGTCTCCTTGACTAGTCCTAGCTTTAGTGTCAGTAAGGTTTTTAGATTTGTTTACAACGTCTTTTACGGCATCTGCTTTTCCTTGCTCATAAAAATGAGAGGCAATCTTATCTACGTTTTCAGCAGCATACATAGCCTTATGATAACCATTAACGTCTTTAACATTACCATTTTCGTCTAGGAACTTCCCAACGAGGTTTGTTATATTAGACTGATTTTCTGCAACTTTATCTTTGTTTTGAATATTATACTTATATTTCTTTTCACCAACACTGATATCAAAACCTTTGAAATCATCGCTAAAAAGCTTTTTTGTATTATCTTTAAACGTTTGATGCTGTTGCTCAGCTTGTTCTTGTTGCTTGTTGTATCTATTGAAAAAGTCCATAGCTTTTTGTTGTTCCTGAGTAACGCCCGGTCTCAACTTGATCTCGTCGTAATATTTACTCTTTGTTTCCTCTAAAAAGTTTTTGGCTTTTGCAACTTCTTCTTTAAACGCAAGTTTCTTTTTTCTCGCGTCTCTTTCCTCGTCTATGTCTTCATCTATAACAAAATCTTCTAATAAAAGATCTATATCATCAGACTCTAAATAAGGCTTATTTTTTTTGTAATACTCTTTTAGTAAAGTAACATCGTCAATGCTAGAGTAATCAGCGTTTAAACGAGTATAATCTTCTATTGTACCACCAGTTTCTTCCATGAACGAAACTAGCTTTTCAATATTTTCAGGCAATGGTTTGCCTAATACTTTCTCATCTCTTACAGCTTCTTTAACTTCAGCTTCAACTTGTTTGACTTCGGCTTCTGTTACTTCTTGGATCGGAGAAAACCCTTCAGTAGTCTCGTTGGACTCTTGTACAGGTTCTCCCACCGTTTTGCTATCTCCGGATGATTCTTCCACAGATACCTTCTCTGTTTCTCCGATTTGAATGGCATCGTTTTCTTGTTTTGGTATTATCACTTTTTTAACGTCTGGCTCTAATTCAACCAAAGGTTCTTTAGGATTTACGTTAACTTTAGTTACGTTGTCCTTAGTTTCGTTTAATTTCTTAGGTGTTTTCTTTTTTGTTTTTAATTTAAACTCACCTTCCTGTTTAACAGGTTCATTTGTTTTTACTTCTGACATAATATAATATAATTAAATAATTAAATAACGTTTACATAAAAGCGTTAACGTCTTGTTGTTGCTCAAAGTTAATAGGTAGGCCATCGTTTTTTCTTTGGCTTATCATTTCACTTTGTTGAGTTGCTTGCATTTGGGTTCTTTTGTCTTTACGATCTTCTATTTGAGCTTCTTTTTTATCTGAGCTTTGAACCTCCATTTGCTTTAGCTGCATATTAAACTGATGCTGTACTTGCATTTTCTGCTGATCAAGTTGAGCTTGAATTTCCATTTTCTTAATTTCCATTTCGGTTCTAGCTTGCTCGTACTGAACTTTTGATCCGCTTATAGCTTCCTGTTTTTGAACCTCAGCCATTGCTGTTTTTTCAGCTGTTTCAGCTTGAGCAGCGGCTTGAGCTTGTATGTTAGACTGCTGTATTTCCATGTCTTGCTTTTGCTTACGCTTACGTTTTATTTTAAGCATTTGGTTAGCAAGTTTGAGATTTTTTATTTGTCTTACGTCAATAGCGTCATCTAAATCTATACCTCCATTTTGTAAAGCAATTTGTATGTTTTGCTCTAGCTTAGCCTCTTCTTCTTCATCTGGTTCTAATTCTAAGAATATACCAAAATCGTGTAGGTTCAAGCTTTCTATTTGTTCTAAAGTTTTTACGTTAAAAGATGATATTGAGTTCTTAAGAGATTCAGCAGTTAAAGGAAACTCTAAAGCATCTGCTATTTTTAGTGAAATATTTTCTGCTATTTTAAGAGTTATATAAAGACTAGACTGATTAATATGCTTAGTTGCTGTATTAGATGCGCTAGCCGCTAACTTCTGAAGTCCTACAAGGGTGTTACGATCTGGCAAGCTACCATCTCTAGCTTCGTTAAGCCCTGTTACGTCACGTATCATTTGTAAGTAATACTGGTAAGTATTAATTAAACTAGATATCTTAGCACCGCCATTACTACTTTGTAACTCTTGAATAGGTACTTTTCCTCTGTTAAGTTCACCATCTTGTGTAAGCGATCTACCAACAATACTACCAGTTTGAAAGTACATATTTAATGCCTCTGCAGGATTATAATTTGTGCCATTACCTAAGTCAACTTCAGCTAAGCCGTCCATGTCTAAGTAAACACCATCAGGCACTATTCTAGACAAAACTTGTTGAAGCTTTAAATGAGTTAGTTGTATCATATCAGCAAAACCAATACACTTACTAACTAAAGAATCAATTCTTCCTTTATACATTCTTGGTGCACAAATAGAATAATTCATTTCTACTTTAGTAGTATCAGCATAAGGTCTTGACATATTTTCTGCTAATTCCCACTTAAGCATTGTATCTGTTCCTAGCACTTTAGCCCCAGTGTATAAAACCTCTATAGATCTTGAAACTCTTTCAAAATTATCATTTTCTGGTGGATTAAATGTATCTGGCTTTTCAATAGCTTTTAATAATCCTTGATCAGTTTGTTTTATTTTAAACACCTGGTTGTGGTATGTCTTATAGTCAAAATACATAATTTGAACAGTGTTCTCATCATAGCCGTTATAACCAGTAACATATTGTCTGTTTCCAGGCATTTTCTGTATACGCTCAAGTTCCTCGTTAGATATATGTGGAAATTCTTTTTTAAGCTCTGGTATTGTTATAGACTTAACTTCGCCTACATAATATATATCTTGGAAATTAGGATCTTCTGTGTATGAGTATACCATGTAAGCAGGATCTACATAATCAACAGTAATACCGTTAGCTGTATTGAAGCTTGTTTTACTAGCAGCAATACCACACACGGTTAAATCCATATTTAATCTTCTACGGATAAGATCATATTTATTTTGAGCAAAAACAGTTGTTATAGCTTCTTCTTCTGCTATTTCTACAGATTGCTTGTAACTAAGCTGCATATGAAGCTCCAGCTCTTCTTGAGTTTCTGGTATTAAATCTGGATTAGGCGTTTGATATAAATCAATACCTAGCACTTGCTTTATGTTTTCTATGTAGTCTTTAGCAAGCATGTCCTCATATATCTTAGAAGCATAAGAAGTTCTTTTCTGAACAGAGCTTGGGTCTTGAGCGTATGCTTTTATTTCATAAGCTTTTTGAGATATACCGTTAACTACTATGTCTACAAATTTAGATAAAATAGGTACAGGTTTCCAGTCTAAATTAAGATAAGACAAATCACCATTAATAGATAATTCATCTTTGTATTTTTGTATAGGCTGCTCTCCTCTAGCGTATAATCTTAGCGTGTTAAAGTTATTCCAGTTAGTTAGGTATCTATTACCGCTGGTTCTACCTGATTTAAACCACTCATATTCAATAGCCATAGCAACTTGGCTGCCGTATTCCAAACTTGCTTTTTCAGCATCGCTTACTACTTGACTTGGAAAAGCGCTATTTGAGTTAGTATATATATTCATTTAACTTATTATTTTTGATGAATTACCCCTGTTGTCGTATCTTTTTATTCCAAGATCTACAGGTTCTAATTTAATTTTGTTTACTGGAGAATATCTATGCTTGTTACAAGCCATTAAAGCTAAACCGGAGCTAATAGAAGCATCATGTCTTGTTCTATTGTTTATATTAAATTTAGCCCAGTCTTCTAGCGTTCTTTGAAAATACATATCGCCATATCCTGATTCTTTTAATCCTACAAATGTTTCTATGTAAGTCTCAATAGCAGACGCGTGAGCCTGCTTTATATCTTCACTTGAGTTAGGTATGCCACCTAATTCTCTTTCTGTTATAGACAGTTTGTTGTATCTTCTATCAGGTCTGTTCATTGAAAAGCCTCTATAGCCTCTTTTTTTAAAATAATATAATAATCTAGGTTTATTGTTTTCTGCTAGTATTGGCATGCCGTAAAAAACACAGGCCATGAGCACATCTTCAAAAAATGTTTCAGCAGTTTGTGGTCTTGCTATATATTCTAAAAAGAAATGATTAGGCGGCACGTCTTCCATTGAAAACTTAGTAAGACCGTGTAAAGATCCTTTAGAACCTCTCTTGTCTACTGTACCTGATATATCATATGGATCACATCCAAACGCACCCATAAAGTCATTGCCTGGGTAATTAGTGCCATTTTTTTTATAACGTTTATTCTGTATGTGAGATGGCGGTACCCAACTTACTTTAAATCTACCGTTTTTATTTGGAACAAATATAACACTTGTATCTTGCTCAGCGTTTTGCCATTGAAAACTACCCTGTGTTACATTTATAGAATTACGCATATCCTCGTTAAAATCTATTTGCTCGTATATCTTAGTTAGATTAAATAAAGATTCTTTTGACTCATCTCTAAAAGCGTGCTTAGTTGTGCGTGGAAATTGTCTATAAAATTCATTTAAAGCGTCTTGGTCTTTTTTAAGACCATCAACCTCATTGTCCCAATATTCTATTACACCAAAATCTATTTGCTCGCCCTGCGG